GCAGCTTCCGGATCTCATTCTTCGTCTTGCGCATCACGTGGGTGACGCGCTCTGCGGTGTAGATGTTCGCCGCCCCGTACGGGATGATGATGTCCTCCGCCGGGACGAACGGCGCGGCGGGCAAGCGGGTGTTCTGGTCGGGGTAGATCTTCTTGAACGCCGCCCCGACGAGCCCCAGGCTGAACAGCAGCCGCTCGTGCTCCGGCCGGTAGTCCACCATGCGCTCGGTGAGCATGAAGTTCATGTCGTCGCGCACGCGGTCTGCCGCCTCCTCCTTGAGCTTGTCGATGGCGCCCATGATCTGCGTCTTGACAGGCCCCTGCGCCGGGAACGTCTCGGTGATCATCTCGGACTGGAAGCGCACTGCGGCCTCCGTGAGGAGCGGGCTGAACACCCCGCACGCGCCCGACCAGGGCTCCGTGCGCTCCTCGTACTTCATCCCCAGGACTTCAAGCCCCTTGACGTACATCTCCACCCAGTCCTTGCGGGAGTTGATGTCCGCTTCTACCAGGGCGGTCAGCTCGCTGGCGAGGCTCTCAAGCTTGGAGGCGTCCATCGACTCCGCGAGGTTGGCGCCGAACTCTTCCTCAAGCTCGTTCTCCGGCTCGATCTCGATCTCGACCCCGTCGATGCCGACAGTCACGCTGTCCGGGTTCTCGATCTCAATCTCGATGGCATGCTCGTCAGTAAGCATCGCCGGATCGAACGGAGTGAGCGCGGAGTCAATATTGGTCGCCATGATGGGCTTTCATTGTGTTAGTAGTACGCGGCTCGCCGCGCGCTGCGAAATTGCGGCGGATCTTCGGGCATATCAGACGGCAGTCGGATAAAGCCCCCCTGGCGCATCCGCATAAGCGCCTGCGTTGTCGTGTCTACGTAGTCGTCGTGCTCGCCGGCAGGGAACGCTGCGACCTCCTCGATCACTTCTCGTGCCCAGCGGGTGTCTGGTGCCCACACACGGCCCGAAGCGAACAGGTCGGCCACGGCCGAGAGGCGGACGCGCTTGTCGTTGCTGGCACCCGCCTTGCCCCGGCTGGGGCTGAACTCCCCGATGGGGATGCCCATCGCGCGCAGCTCCTGGATGAGCGGCGCTCCGGCAGCTTTCTTCTCGATGAGGCAGGCGTCTGGCTCCCACTCGCGATAGTACTCCAGCGCGCGTTGCTTGAGGTCAGGAAATGTCCAGCGCCCTTTGATGGCGTCGAGCAGGATGATGTGCGCGTTGTCGTTGTCCTCTTCGTTGAACCACACGCCCCACGTTGTACAGGCGCTGTAGTCGCTGGACGTCTTGGTCTCGTGCGCGGTGTCCCACGACTGAATGATGTACTCGCACTTGGGCGGGTTCTCGCCCTCCCAGATCTGCCACAGGTCGCGCTTGACGACAGCGGCGACCTCTGAAGTGGGGTTCTGCATGTACTGCGCCTGCCAGAAGCGCGGGTCCATGCCGGCGCGCTTGGCCTGGAGCTGCTCCAGCGGCCACTGCTGCGGCCAGAGGCTCTTCTCTTCGGGCGTGTTCTCGTACAGGATGGCCGGAAGCTCTACGATCTCCCACTTGTCGGCGTCGGGATTCTTGATCTGGTGCTTGATCAACTGTCCGGTCAGGTCAATCTCGCTCCAACGCGTCATGATGACGATGATCGCGCCGCCCGGCATCAGACGCTGCAACGGCCCGGACTGAAACCATGTCCAAGCGGCGTCGAAGGGCGTGCGAGTGCCCGACTTCATGTCCTGTTCGGAGTGGGGGTCGTCAATGATGAACAGGTCGGCGCCTCGACCGGCGATGCTACCACCGACACCAACGGCGTAATACTGTCCCCCGGCATCCGTAGACCACTTTCCCGCTGCTTTTTGGTCTTCTGCGACCTTCATTTTGGGAAAAATGGACTGGTACGTCTCTTCTGCAGAGAGGTTTTTGATGCGACGTCCGAAGTCTTCAGAGAGCGACGCGGTGTGCGTGCCCATGATGACCTTCTTTTCCGGAAAATGCCCAAGAAAATAGGCCGGAAATAGGTACGAACTGAACTCGGACTTGCCCATACGAGGGGCAATGTTGATGATGACGCGTTTTTTCTCGCCGCGCATGACCGCGTCGAAGATTTTTGCCAGTTGGCGGTGGTGCGGACCCTCTTTGAAGCCCGGATAGACCGCGTGCGCAAAACCAAGAGCGCTTGTTCGGGCTGCGTTGAGCTTTGCGCGAGCTTCTTTTTCTTCCAGAAGCGCAAAAAGCTCGGCTTTTTCCTGCACAGACATGTGCGGGAGTGCAGCTTTGATTGCTGCAGCCTCTTTGTGGGACAGACAGTCAAGCTTCATCGGCGTTGCGCACGACTACATCGGTCACATCCGAAGGTACGTCAGTGACGTCCAAGAAGCGTGCAAGCTTCTCTTTGATCTTGGCGTCGATTTCGGCGTCGGTGACGGAGGTCTTCTTGACTTCGACGCGGTCGGTGAAGAGCGCGACCTCGGTGACGCGGCCCAGGAGTTCCAGTGCGCGCAGGCGGATGCGGGCGTCGGGGTGCTTGGTCTCTTCAAGAAGCTGGCTCACGGCGTAGCCGCGAATCTCCTTGGCCTGCTCCACGAACTCCCAGTCATAGGCGGTCAGCATGCCAGTCAGATGGCGTACTGCCGAGGGGGTTTTCAGTGCCAGGAGCGCCTCGCGCTGTGCGGCGGGCTGGTCGTTCTTGATGATGGCGGAGAATGCCGCCTGTGCGGCGCTTTGCGCGGCGCTTTGCGCGGCGGCGTCGGGGGTCGGGGCCCCCATCTTTTCTAGCCACTCTGCGGTGCTGAGCTGGGCGTCGAGTAGGGCTGCCGGCTCCGCTTGCAAAGGCGGCGGCACATCCACATCGTGGATCGGCGGCTCGAAGTCGATCAGGTGCTCCAACATGTTTTCGCAGGGCTTGCGCCCGAGTTCGGCGCAGTGTATGCTCGTGTCCGACTTCACGCAAGTCTATGATCTACTCTCCTCCTGCGGGCACACGCCCGTTTTAGCCCGCTTCGGCGGGCTAGTTTTTTATGTAGTATGTCTAAGGCTTGACACTTTACAGAAACGCGCTGCAAATTTTTATAGTACGTCTAAGGCTTGACACGCTACAAGAATAAAATGTAAAAAAGAGCTGCGTTGTCTACAAGAATAAAATGTAAAAAAGCGCTGCGTTGTCTACAAGAATAAAGTGTAAAAAATTGTGTAGTGTGGTTGTGGGTTACTGTATCAACTAGCCCGCCATACCGCTCCACAATCTGCCCCCTCCCCCATACGGTGGGTGTTCAGGGGGTAGGATTTTTAGGCGAAATACCCCCTCATGGTAGAATAGAGTCATCGGTTGGGCAGTCGGCCCGCCGAGTCAACGGGGTTAATTCACCCCATTCACTTCTGGAGTTAGAAATGCAAGCTACCAAGTTCATCGCCGCTCTCAACACTTTCGCTTCCGCCGTCAACGGCGCAACGCAATCGCTCCGCGAGGCAGCCGTGGCTGCGGGTTTCGATACCTGGGAGAGCGCCCAGCCCATCGTGATGCAGTGGGCCAGCCAACGCTACAACGTGGCACTCGTGGAAAGCCTGTCGCCCCGCAACAAGGGCGAGCTGGTCCTTGACCGCGCCGCGCCGCGATTTGAGGCGGCGAAGACCGCCGTGCGCTATGTCCGTGAGGCCCTGACGGGCGACGCGGACGCGTCGGGCAAGGCCGGCAAGAGCAACCGGGGCGAGAGCGTGGAGATCCCGGCCGAGATCGCGGCGCTGGCCGCGAAGCTCGCCGCTGCCTGCTTGGAGTACGAAGGCAGCAAGCGCCTCGCGGCGCAGGCCATCGCGGAAGCCTTCGCCGCGAAGTGAGTCGCAAAGGGGTGACCTCACCCCTTTGCCCGCTGCGTCCGCAGCGGCCTGCCTTCGGGCAGGCCAGTGCGGATGGGCTGCGCTCGTGTCGAGCGCGATCCGTGCTTTGGAGAGAAGCCATGAACAACAGGAAGACCCTCACGGTCAACGGGTGCTCCTACACGGAGCGAAAGCTTCGCACCCTCGCGCGCGCCATCGTGCGGCGTATGTACGGCCCTGGGTACAGGGTCGGACAGTCCGTGGGCGTGCTAAAAGGCCTGTACTACGGCCCCCGATCGGAAGGGGTGTTGGTGACCGTCAGGCAAAAGAACGGGCGCCTTAGCGCACCCCTGGAATTCAGGCCTGAATAGCCAATGGGGTGACCTCACCCCTTTGCCCGCTGTCGAGTGCAGCGGCCTGCCTGCGGGCAGGCCCGTGCGCTTGGCGCTCCCGACGGGAGCGGCGCATGACTGGAGAGAGCAATGAAACTCACCCCGAACGTCCAACTCCTACTCGCGGACTGGCGAGGGGTCTACATCCCTCAGAACTTCTGCCAGGGCTTCGACCTGTCGCAATGGCAGGGCATCCCAGACTGGGCCATCGACTGCTGCCGCAAGGGCCCCGAGGAGGAGGACTATTGGGACGCATGGACGGAGATCCTCGACAGCGCCGTGTGGACGGCGCCTGACGGGCGTGTCTTCACGCTCCACCAAGACGGCGACCTGTGGGCGGTGTGCTACGACACCATGAGCGCCGAAGAGCGCGAGGCCTTCGGTTTCGAAGAGGCGTGACCGCGAAGGCCAATGGGGTGGCCGCACCCCATTGGCCACATGCATTATATTGCATGTGCTGGACAATTGGCACGCGCCGTGATGGGCGTGTCCCCCCATCTGGACGCGCTAAGTCCTTGATCCACAAGGCTTTCCTAATATATAAATATACATGTCCATGTCTATATATATATGCATGCTGGAAATGTGTCCCTGCCTTCGTTCCCGGCATCTGCTTTTTTCTTTTTTTCCTTTGTGTCCAGTCTGTGTTCACATGCGTGCACTTCCGGACACTTGGACGTCTGCGGAGCTTTGTCATGCGTGACAAGGACTTAGCGCGTCCATTTTTTGTCCCAACCTAGGAAATTCTGGACGGACCATGACTGAAAAGACCTGTTCCGAGTGCGGCGCGCGCCGTGCGCTCGCACTTTTCCGCCGCTGGCGTGGCAACAAGCGTGGCTTGCACAGCGTGTGCAATGTGTGCAAGCCGGAGAAAAATCTCTCCGAGATGTCTGCAAAGGAGCGCATCAACGCGGTGGCGGCGGGCCGACCCCGCGCGCAACTCGCGGTCGTGCTGGCGATGAACCAGCGGGATGCCGATCACTTGCGCTACTCCGTGCGGCCACAGCGGGCGCTGTCTCAGCATCGCGAGGCGCGGCGCGTGGCATGGCGCGAGGCCTTGGGCGAACGCCTGTTCAAGGAGCAGGAATGGGTGGATGGTGCGCTTGCCTCTGCGCTTGCCGCGCACGCCGCTGGCATACCCGAGGGCCACGCCTGGGCCGAGTTCTTCTCTGCCTACAGAGAAGTCCTCGTGGATCTGCGCCAGCGCATCGCCGTCAAGCATCTGGAGCCCGGCCCGCGCAAGCTGCGGATGGGCGACGCGGACCCGGCGACGCACGTGTCTCGCAGCACGCTGATGCGCTTGCGACTGTTGTACGGCGCCTGCCGGCCGATCCCCGGGCGCAAGATGTACCGCGACCCCTGGTGCCTGTCCTGGGGCCAGGAGTGAGTCAAGTTCAGTGGGGTGACGTCACCCCATTGAGTTCATTTTGCAGGCATCCCGCCTGCGTTCAACGCGCCATGCAGGCGCATACTGGAGTGAAGCAATGGACAAACTG